TAGTCGTTGACAACCTGCTGCCACTTTCCGTCAGTCGCGCGGTTCAGAATGTAGTCGAGCTGCTCCATCACCTGCAGCCGCATCGGCGAGCTGCGCGGCGCGGCCGTGAACGCGTTGGGGTTCATCGGGCTGAACTTGGCACTGAGGTTGGCGCGGATCTGCTGCAGGTGCGCCGGCGTGTAGGCCGAGCCCGACGCCGACACCCGGTCAATGTCGTCGGCAATCGCTTGCATCATCGACCGCACCTGCGGGTTCGACGCCTCTGGGAGCCGCATGGCTTCGTCGAGGTCGCCGCGGAACGCCGCGATGTCCGACCCGAACTTGCTCATGTTGCTCGCCTCATCGGCGCGCGCGAAGTTGCGGTCCCACCGCTTCGATCGGGCGGTCTGCCGCGGCCCAAGCATGTCCGCGTCGCGCGTCGCGCGGTCGAACTCGCCGGCCACCGCCCTCGCCTGGTTCTGGTCGAAGTCGTACCAGTTGCCGGCGTTAAGGGTGCGGCTGCCGCGCTCAAGGCGCGCGAGGTCGGCGCTGTCGAGCTGGGCGGCGGTCGTGAGCGGGATACGCCCCTGCGGCCTGAGCCCACGCAGCTGAGAAAGGGTGCGCGAGAGCACGCCCTGCCGGGTCGCCTGGTCGGCGCCCTCGCCCGCCATCTCACGCACGACCTGCTCCGCAGCGCGCTCCCCGCCGCCGCCGGCCGTCGCCATGCGTCGGACCTGATTCACGCCGAACCCGGCCGCCGGGAGCGCTGCGCCGAACGCGGCCCCCTCGAGGGCGTTGTTAAAAGCGCTCTCGCCCTCGACAGTCGGCCGCAGGGAGCCATACAGGCCGCCAGAGAGGACGGCATCGCCGACTAGGCCTGCCGTACCCAGCTTCGCCGTCGTCGTCGCAGCGGGCGCCATAGCGCGCCCTGTGCGCAGCGCCTGATAGGCGCGGGGGAGAGCAGTACCGGCGCGCATCGCGGTGTTCGCAAACGCGCCGGCGGGGACCGCCAGCGTCGGCACGACGTTGCCCGCCACCTGCAGGGCGCCGCCGCCCGTGGTGTTCTCGGCGAGCGTCTCGGCCACGGCGCGCTCGTCGGCGGCACGGCGCTTGAGCTCTGCGCCCCTCTTGTCGCTGCCGAACAGGTCGTTGAAGCGCTGCTGGGCGCCCGTGACGAGCTCGGCGGTGCCGGCTCCGTAGTTCTCGACGGCCCGGCGCAGCCAGGACGATTCCTTCGCCCGGCCGCCCGCCATGCTGCGCATCGTGTTGCGGCGCCACTCGTCGGTCAGCTTCGGCGCGTCGTGCTGCTGCAGCATCCTGCGCAGCTCGTCCTGGGTGATGCCGTCAGGCACCCCCTCGACGATGGTGCCGTCAGGCATGACGACATCAACGGGCATTGGTGAGATCCTCGAATCGAACGCGGCGGTTGCCGCCGGCCGGCGTGCCGCCGCGATAGGCCGGGTTCACGATGACGCCGGCGGGGTCGAGGCCACGAGCCCGTGCGAGCTCCGTGTACTGACCCGCGGTCGACGTCAGCTTGGCCTCTGCCGCACGCTGATAGAGCTGCGCGAGGCTGTTGATCTGCTGAATGGCGACATCGTTCAGCGGCTCGCCGCGCAGGATGTTGTTGATCAGGTTCTGCGCGCGCCCCTCCAACCCCTGCGCCTTGATCACGCGGTCGAATTCGCCCTCGCGGACCACCGAGCCGGGATCGAGGAACTTGTTCAGCAGGATCACCAGCGACTGCTGCGTGATGGCATCCGGCCTCGAGCCGGGCGGTGTCGCGGAGACGATCTCGGTGATCTTGCGCGTCGCGCCAAGCTCAGACTGCAGATCCTTCGTGGCGTTGTCGAAGTCGTTGCGCAGCTTGTCCTCGGCGCGCCAGGTGCGCGCGTCGTCGGCGCTGTTGCTGCCGCGCGCGCCGGCCAGTGCCATGCGCAGGACCGAGTTGTCTTCGCGCGCCTGGCGCTTGTCGTCGAGGCCCATCTCGAACTGCCCGAGCTGCATCAGTCGAGCTGCTTCGCGCTCGCGGCTCGCAGACGGGTCTTTCAGCACCTGACCGTCGGGGGTAATCGTCGCACTGCCAACCTTCATCGGCTCACGCGCGGCCATCGCGCGCTTCAAGAACTGGCCCTGCACGCCTTCAAAACGCGGGCCCGCGTACTGGGCGGCGAGCGCATTCAGCATCGACGCACCGCCCTCGTCCGCCCTCGAGCGAGCGTAGGCCTGCGCCTGGGAGAAATCGTCCTCCTGCCCGTACAGGTCAAGCGCTTTGCGGATATTGTCCTCGCCAGGCTGCACGGTGCTCGTGATCGTGCCGCCAGCGCTTTTCTGTCGCGCGCGCGGCAAGAGCGATCGCCGCTTGCGCTCGATCTCTTCCGGCGTCTCAACAATCGCGCCGGCTGCCAGCATTTCTTCGTAGAAGCCCATGATCCCTCCGATCAGTACATGGTCTCTTCGTCGTCGTAGGGACGTTTGCCGCCCTGCAGCGGAGTCACCGGCCGCGAAGCACGCAGCATTTCGAGCGCCGCCTTCTGGCGCGTGTTGAAGTCCTTCATGCCGGCGTCGACCTTGCCCTGCCCCTTGCGGGCCATGAAGGCCTGACCGAGCTGAGCCGCGCCCTGGGCGATCGACGGCGCGACATAGACACGCCCCGCCATCTGCCCCTGCATCGGCTGCATCGACTGCTGGCGCAGCGCATCGACCATCGCCGCCTTGCGCGCAAGCTCTTCCTCTTCAGGACGCATCGCGCCCATCTGAAGGAGGTACTCGAACATCTTCGACTCATCCATGTTTCACCTCACAGCGCGCTGTAGTTCACGGTCAAGAACCCGCTCGGGTGGCGCTTCACCAGATCCGGCCGCACCGTCGCGAGCTCCTGCGCGATCACGCCGCGCTGCCGGTAGCCCGCCATGTCGAAGTCGTAGATGCCGACGCCTGTGGCGTGCGTGCCGACGCGCTTCAGCCGGCGCTTCAGCCGGCGGTCGGAGAACGCGAACGGGTTACCGAGCGCCGCGCTGCCGAGGCTGAACAGGCCGCTCATCGTGTTGCCCAAGGCGGCATTCTTCGCGTTCTGAGCATCGAGCGCTGACTGGTACTGCATGTTGGCAGCGTTGAGCAGCTGCGGCGTCTCTGCGACTCCAGCGCGCTGGAACTGCGGCATCTGCGGCATTCCGACCTGCTGCCCAGTTAAGAGCGCGTTCATCTCGTTGAGCGGCATCCCGCGCGCGAGCTGCTGCTCGGCGATCGCCTGCTGGCGCAGCCGGTTCTGCTGGTCGGCGAACTGCTGCTGCATGTTCCACTGCTGGCCGAGCGCGGCGTTGTCGGCCTGCTGCCGAGCGATGTCGAGCGCCGACGCCTGCCCCAGCGACTGGTTTCGGAACTGGCCGCCGGCGAGCTCCTGCGCGAACTGCTGCTGGCCGGTGTTGTTGTACAGGTCGGCGAGCCCCATCTGCTGGTTGAACAGCTGGTTCTGCGCCTGATTGGCGAACTGGCCGGCAGCGAGCTGCTGGTTGAAAGCCTGCGCCGACGCATCATTTGCCAGGCGCGCATTCGTCACGTCCTGCTGGAACTGCTGCCCGCGAGCCGCGTTCGCAGACTGCAGCGCGCCTGTGTTCTGGTTGAACGCCTGGCCGGTCGCCTGGTTGGCAAAGTTGTTCGCGGTCAGGTTCTGGTTGAATGCCTGGTTGGCTGCGGAGTTCGCAAAGTTGCCGGCCCCGAGATCCTCGTTGAACGCCTGCTGCCGAGAGCCCATCTGCATCCCGAACAGCCGCTGCGCCTCGTTGCCCGCGATGTCGAGCGCGTTGTACCGCTCGGAGGCCTGTCGGCCGGAGAGATCATCCATCGCGCGCTTGTAGGCCTCGCTGCCGCGCTCGAACCCCTGATTGGCGAGCTGCGTCTCGAGATTGGCCTGCTGCATCTGGTGCACAGGCAGCATTCGGCCGACGAGGTCGGTCGCGATCGAGTCGCGATAAGAGGCATTGAACGAGGGCAGCGCCGGGTTGTCTCCCATGTTCAGCGAGCGCTGCAGTGACTCGGTCGGCGTCGACCGGCGCAGCTCGCTGATCATCGGATCGAAGTTCGTGGCGAGCGCTTGGCTGCCGACCCCGTAGGACATGTTCGCCGTCTGCGGCGTCACACTCGTCTGCGGGCCTTGCATGTCAAACCCGCGAACAACGCTCGAGGGGTTGACCGTCGTCGACAAGCCAGGCGAGTAGTCGGCAATGCCAGACGCCACTTGCCCCGCCGTGCCGCCAGACGTCAGCGACGGCAAGTTCTGCCAGTCGAACGGCTGCGAATATGCGTCGCCCACGCGCCCCATGAATCCCTGAGCGAGGTTGCTGCGGTCCTGCTGGAGTCCGATCTGTGAGTCCAGGGCAGACTTGAGCTCCGGTGCGAGTGTGGTGTTCTGAGTCCACTGCGTCACCGCTTGCCCAGTCGCCGGGTCAGTCGTCGCGTTCGTCGTCCAAGACTCGCTACCCCACGGGGTGTTGATGGTCGGACGGTTCGCGAAGTTCTGAACGTTCAGATTTTCCTTCGACGCCTGTGCCTGCGCCATTGCCGCGCCGGTGTAATCCGGCGGCGGCGGTGCCTTGCCCTTGCTCATTGCAACGTCTCCTTCAGGAACCGGCAGTCTTCGCGCCGCAGCTCAAGCAGCACACAGTCGACGGTCTCCGCAATCTTCTTGAAGCCAATCTTCTCGTTGAACCGAATCGCTCGATCAAGGTCGCGCGGCGTCAGTCCGTAGATGGCGCGCACGCCGACGGTGTCGAACGGGTACGACATCACAGCGCGCAGGAACTGCTTGCTCAGCGAGTGCGCAGAGTCGAGCACGACGTGAATGAAGCACGCCGCAGGCGTCCAGCCGTTGAACGCCACCGCGGCGGCAATGGTGCCGTCGTCGCGCAACGCCCCGATCGTCCGCAAGTCGCTCGACCACGGGATCTGCGTCTGCTTCGACATCCACTCCCAGATCACCGGCGGCTCGCCTGCAATGTCAGTCACGAGGCGCATCAAAGCTCCTCCACGCTGACTGCAAACTCGGGGTTTTCCATCATCCTTTTCAGGTAGAGCCACATCAGCACATCGTCACCCGCCCCGCCCCCGCCACCCCCGCCGCCAGCATCACCACTGTCAGGCCCGCCCAGCGCGCTGATCAATTCAGACTCTGGCTCAACTGCCGGCGCTTCCAGCTCTTCGATAGTGATTTCGCCTCTCGATTCAGGCTCAGGATCTTCGAGCAACGGCGGCAACGGGTCAGGCTCGCGCGGCTTGTTGATGACGAACGTCTGAGGGTTCCATTCCGGTGCCAGCAGTTCTTCAACCGTGAGCTGGGTGTCAAGCTCCGGCTCAAGGTCTTGCTGCAACGGCGGCAACGGGTCGGGTTCCCGCGGCTTGTTAACGGTAAAGGTTTGAGGATTCCATTCGGGCGCAAGGAGCTCTTCAACCGTGATTTGAGTGTCAGGGTCAGGCTCCGGCTCGGGCGCGGGCAGCGGCGGTAGCGGATCAGGCTCCCGCGGTTTGTTGACGACAAACGTCTGAGGGTTCCATTCCGGCGCAAGGAGCTCTTCCACCGTGATCTGCGTGTCAGGCTCGGACGCGGGTAGCGGCGGTAGCGGGTCGGGCTCCCGCGGCTTGTTGATGACAAACGTCTGCGGATTCCATTCCGGCGGCAGCAGCTCTTCAACCGTGATTTGGGTGTCAGGCTCGGACGCAGGCGGCGGCGGCGCGACGTCGGGTTCCTTGATGAGCTTCTTGGACTCCGGCAACGGCACGAACTCGTCGTTGATCAGCTCCTCGATCGAGATGCTGACATCAGGCTCCGGCAGAGCCACCTCGGTCGGCTCATACGGTGCAAACTCGACCGGCAGCGGCTTGATTTCGGCAGGCGAGAACCACTGCGGGGCCGGCTCGTCAACGGTCGGAACTTGCGGCGGCTGCCAAGGCGGCTGCCAAGGTGGCAGTGACGGCGGGGCAGCCTCAGGCGGCGTGACCGACGGCGGCGTGATCGGCGGGGGCGCGACCGGCGGCGGAGACGGAGGCGAAGACGGAGGCGGCGAAGTCGGAGTCGACACGGCCGAAGCCGCCCTGCGCATCCACGGGAAGCTCAGCGCTTGCGGAGCTCCTGGCATCGTCACGCCGCCTGTCGTGTTGCCACGCAGCGCCGCGATCAACGGATTGCCAACCGTTTCTGCCATCACATCACCCCGCCCATTTCACTCAAAACGTGGAACGACGCGAACGTCGTTGTGCCGCCCAGGCCACGGACGCGCATCCGCAGCGATCCGTAGTAGCCGAGGCCGCTCACGCCGAGCCACGTCTCGTAGGTGTTGCTCGAGTAGCCCCACCGAGCCGTGTTCCATGTGTCGTTGTCCCATTCGTCACGCGCTTCAGCAGTAAACGACGGCGCGCCGGCGACTCCGCCGAAGCTGTACTGCGTGTTGAGCCGCACCTTCAGCGACGGCGGCTGGCGCGCGATGAACACCGGCCGAACCATCGTGAATCGCTTGAGCTGCCCCGGCGCGCCGAACGCGTTGAAACAGGTCTGCACCTCGCCATCGACAGCGAAGCCGCCGCTGCCATCGACCGCGACGCCATCCAGCTCGCCAAGGAACCCCTTGGCAACGCGGCGGTCATCCGTCGCGAAGTACAGCTGGCCGTTCAGCATTGCCGTCGCGACCATCGGGATGCCCGTCAACGTGCACCAGGCGCCCGTGTTGATGTTCATCGCGAACTGCTGATAGGTGCCGTCGAGCAGCGGCAGCTTGATGACGAGCACGTCAGAGTTGGGGACGAGGTAAACGTCCCAGGCAACTGCGCTGCGCAGCTCGCTCACGATCGGCGCCAGCACCGTCTGGATCTTCTGGGCGGGGCCGGGCTGGATCTCGCTGAACTGCCCGTTGACGAGTCGAGACATCGGCACGATGCCGAGCTCGGACAGGATCATCACGTCGCCGCCGAAGTTAGTGAAGAACCGGCCGTTGAGCGGCACCGGACCGACGTACCAGACGCCGCGCAGCGCGAACGTCGAGGCGTTCGAGGGGTCGGTGCCCTGCCAGACGCTGACGTCGCCCTGACTGCCGACCGCGACCAGGTAGTCGTCGATGCCGGTGCCAGCGTCCAGCGTCCAGTTGATCACGGCGCGCATCGAGCCACCGTTGCGCATCGTCGCTCCCATCGGGAACTCGGCCGCGGTGCCGGTGATTGCGTTGATCGTCGTGAGGTAGAACACGCTCGAGCTGTTCGCCACCGTGAAGAACACGCGGTTCTTCCAGACCGCCACCGATGTCGGATTAGCGGGCAGGCCGGTCACCGTCTGCTGTGTCCAGCTCGTGCCGTTGTACGTCCAGTAACCCGCGCCGGGGCTCACGGCCAGCAGGAAGTTGCCTGCAGTCGTCGAGAACTGCGCGGTGCTCCACAAATTCGCGGTGCTTCCCGTCGTCGACTGCGACACCGCCGGCGTGGCGGTCGTCACGTCGTAAATGTCGCCGGCCGCGGCGGCAAAGACCTTGCTGCTTGCGGGGTTCGGCGCGTTGTAGCTGAAAACTGAGCCGATATCGTTCGCGAGTGCGGTGCTGGTGTGGTACTGCCAGCCCTTGCGCAGTTCGGCGCCGGTTTGTTTCGGGATGAAGTTGCGCATCACCAGCGCATCCGTCACAGCCATGTTGCTGATCGGGTCGCGATAGTTGAGCCCGCCCACCGGCGCGGGCGAGACGATCAGCTGCGCGCTTTGCGCTGCCGCTGCAAGCCGCGGGGCTTTCCACTGTCTGATCGGGATCAGCGGCATCAGCTACCGAACCCCGTGTCTGGCGTGTTGCCGAACGGCGTGATGAACGGGAACCGGGACTCGCGCGCCGCCGTCAGGATCGGCGCCCCCTTCTCGTTCCCCTTGCGGTTTTCCATGTTGACGAAAAAGTCGCGCATCGCTGCGCTCGAATCCAGCCCCTTCATCTCGAGCCACTTGGCGCGCGCCAGCAGCGTCATCAGGTGACTGTCGAGCAGAATGACGTCGCCGTTCTTGGTCGCGCGGTTCTTGTAGGTCGTCGTGACATCCTGGTCGCGCACCCATGCGACCGACTGGTAAAAGAACGAGAGGGTCTGGGCGGCCGTGGGTGGCGACAGGATGTAGATCTGGTTGCCGCGCACCTGCCAATAGAACGACAGGGTCGGCAACGTCTGGCGGATGAGCAGCTGCTGCCACATCTGCGGAGAGATGGGGCCGACAGCAGGCCACTGCATCGTCGAGTTCCACTGCGTCTGATCAGTGAACTCGTAGAAGTCCTCGGGAAGGTCGAACCCGCGCTCGGATTCGCCAGGCGTGCTCGCAGACACGCTGATGGTGTGGCGCTTCGTCAGCTCCTGCCAATCGTGGAGCGACAGCATATCGACGCCGGCCAGATTGACAGCCTGCACCATCTGCTGGATTGACGGGTCTTGCGATCCCGCCGGGTCAGACGGGGTCGGGTAGCTCACCAGCGCGGCGACGTTGCGGACGATTGCCGACAGCGAACTTTCGTCGACGAGCTGGAAAGCCACCGCTACCTCACTTCTTCTCGGCCTTCGAGGCCATCATCTTGGTGATCGCTTCGATCTGAGCCTGCAGCTCCTCGATCTTGCTATCACGCGCCTTGAGTTCCTCGTTCATCTTCTCGAGCGGGGCGTTGCCCTTCGCGAGCTCGATGAACGCCTTCGCCGAGCGCTTGTCTTCGTTAAACGAGAAGAACTTCTGCCCGACGTTGTCAGGCGCGCCCGCGAGCTGCTCCACTGTCAGAATGCCGAAGTACTTGTATTCCTCGACCTTGGTCGGGGTCATTTTCGGCAGCGACGCGAGCGGCGTACCTTCGACGGCATTGCCCTGGCCGGCCTTCCACTTCTCGTAGCGCGCAGCGAACCGCGCAGCGTCGAGGTCGTTGACCTGTCGGTCGACGATGTTCAGCTTGTCGCCAGGGACCATGATCTTGATGAAATCGCGGTCCTCGTAAATCGCGCGGCCGGCTTCGGTGCTCTTGCGCGCGTTGATGACGGGCTTGCGATAGAACTGCACGAACAGCTTTCCGTCTTCGGCAATTCGGCTCTCGTCGAGGCCGGGTGCGGTTTGCACCGCGTTCCAATCTGTGGGCACTGTGGCGGGGATGTTCACTGGTTTTTCCTTCTGTGGTTGTGAAAAAGGGACGGTGCGAGAGTGACCCGCACCGCCCCGCTCTGTTGCTGGTTACAGCGTGGTGCCGACGGTGGGATACGAGATGATCGCATCCGAGTTGGTCGCGGCGGAGCCGCCGGTGGCGGTGCCGAGCACGATGCCGAACACGGCCTCCGAACCGGCGGTCGCGTCGTCGTCGAGCGCGCCATCGGTCGAGGTCGTGTTGAGGCGCGTGCCCTTCGCGGCGCTGGCAAGCGTTCGCACGCTGCCCTTGCCGTACACCTGGAACCAGCCGTACTGATTGTCGGCAAGGGCCGCCTGAGCCACGCCCACGCGCGAGCCAAAGCCGGCAGTGCCGGCCGTGGTCGCGGTGACCGAGATCAGCTGAAAGTCGAAGCCGGTCGCCTCGACGCACACATAGCCCAGCCCAGTAACGGCGCCGTTGGCGCGGCCGTAGACGAATTCCTGATAGCCGACGGTCGGGTCGTCGAAGCCGGCGACCGTGCCGAGCCGAAAGGCCGGCACGTCGGTCGCTGCAGTGACCAGCGTCTTGTCAATTCCAATGATCTGACCTGACATGAATGATTCTCCTGAAAAAAGCCTTGATGAGTCGGGGGATCACCCAAACCCATCAAGGCCAGGTGACCCCCACCACGGGGTGTTAGTTCTGGATACGACCCTGGAACTGCGCGCCGCTGCAGGTCAGGTTGCCGGCCCATGCGAGGATCTGGACCTCGGCATCCTGATTGGTCGCGTAGCGCTTGTTGGGCGACAACGAGACCATGTTCCGGTCGCGGTGCGGCCGCATGAACAGGTACTTCGTGTTGAGCATGAAGCCCGTGTTCGCCGGGCAGAACCCGCCGATACCACCGTCCAGCACCACATCCGCGTCCATGAACTTGAGCGTCGGGAACCCGAGGCTGCCAGTCGACGGATCGGTGAAGCGCTGGTTCGCCTGGAGCGACGCCGTGTAGATGCCCCAGTAGTTGGCATCGAGCACGATGAGGTCAGGACGATCCGAGCCACGCACGAGCGACGCCCAGAGAGTGTTGAGACCCGTCTGCATCTGCGCGCCGGTCGGCGGCGGCGTCACGCCGGCAACCGAGAAGTCGTAGAGCTTCGACTGCCAGAACGTCCAGGTGGCGCGATCGATACCACCGTAGGTGCCGGTCGTCGGCGCGGAGGGCACGGCCGCGTTGAGGCCGGTGATTTCCTTGCCACCCGAGCCAGTGCCGTCGCTGTAGATGGACCCGGCCAGCCGGTTCGCCATCGTCGCCTCGGCGACATTGATGCGCGACTCGAGCAGGTCGATGAACGCCTCGCGGCCACTGTTCTGCAGCATTTCGAGGCCAGACATCACGACCGGGCAGGCGAGCTGCTTGATCGTGAACTCGGCCGCCGAGATGACGTCCTGCGCAGCGACAGGCAGCAGGTCGTAGCCCGAGTAGAACCCGGCGTTGCTGTTTTCGGCGAAGGACAGCTCCTGAAGAATGGTCGAGCCGCCCGAGAAGGTCTTCACGTTCCCGCGCTGATTCAGGCGCGAGAGAAGAGCGTTGTTTTTGGTGACGTTGTCGGCGATCTGACGGGTGCGCGACTGAATCGTAGTCGCGACAATGTCAGACACTGAAGCATTTGCGAATGCCATGAATGAAACTCCCACAAGAAAAAATGACCAGGGCTTTCGCCCCACCTTTTCTGTGGCCTACGCGAACCTGTTCAGTCCGGTATGTCGTAGGTGGGCGCTTGCGCGCTCCTCGAGCTTCGGTGGCTGTCGGTGCTTTGGCACACCGGGGGCAATGCTGCCCCCGATGCGTTTATAACATCATCGTGCGTTTGCCGCAATAGCCGCTTCGATCGCACTCCGCACGTCGGTCGCGTCAGTCGATTGCGATGAAAGCGCCGGGCCGCCTGACACCGACACTGCCGCGGCACGGGCGCGCTGCGCAGCGCCCGAAAGCTGCTGGGTGCTTCGAGTCTTGACACGCGCCTGGAGCACCGAGCGCACTCGAGGGTTTGCCAGGCACGCCTGGCGGTAGGCGTCCTGCAACGTGAGCTCGCGACCGCGTCGCTGCGCAACTTCCATGAGATCCGCCATGTCCTCGCGGACATCCTCACCGAACTCGGCCTGCTGCAGGAACTGCTGCACCTCGCCAGACGCCTGCTGCGCTGCGGCCTGCTGTTGGGCGAGCTGCGCCTGCTGGAACTGGGACATGAACTGCTGCACGGGCGCGAGCTGCTGCTGCACGACCTGCTGCAGCTGCGCAGCCTGCGGGTCGACCCGCGGCACCTCGCCAGCGAGTGCTGAGTCAAGCTGCTCGATGAAGGTCTGACCAAACCGGCCGACCCCGAACTGCTTGACCATGCCGGCGACCATCTGCGCGAGCTCGGGCGCGGTGCCCGTGCGCAGGCGCGCGGCCGTCGACATCAGGTTGTCGATCGCCTGGAGCGGGTTGCTGTTCTCGGCGCGGATGAACATCTCATACGGCCGCAGCACCTGATTGAGCTGGTCGGCGAACCGCCGAGCGTCAGCTGTCTCCTGCAGAGTGCGCTGCACTTCCTGCTCACGACGGGCAACCTCGGCCCTGACCGGCTCGGGCAGCTGCGCCCAATGCTCGCGCACGTCGGGCCGCCAGGAGGCCGGAGCGCGCTCCCTGGGCGCCGCCTTGGGCTCGGCCTTGGGGCCGGGCTGAATGCCCTGCGCGGGCTCAGCGGCGGCTTTCTGGGGCGCCTCGGGCGCCACGGGCGCGTCCTTGGTCTTGAATCGGCCCCTCTCGTCCCGGCCGTCGCTCTTGGCTGCTTCTGGCGCCGGCGTAGCGGGCTCAGCGGGCGCGCTGGCCGGTTCGCTGGCCGGTTCCGGTGCGGCGGTAGGCTCTTCGGCAGGCACAGCCGCCTCGAGCGCGTCTCGAATCGTGGTGGGTTCATCCATAGGTCACCTGCGTTGTTGGAGTCGTTCGATGGCGGCGCGGATGTCCTGCTTGCGCACGGACCCGCCCTGCGTGAAATATCGGTCGCGATCGGTTCGAGCTTTCGCCCAGGTCTCCTTGAAATCGTCGGCCGTTGTGAGCCCGGTGCGCCGCATGTAGTCGCGGTGCTTCTTGCGGCTCGAGATGTCCGCGCCGTCGGTCGCGCGCAGCCCATCGTAGTGCCGATCGCCCCAGAGTCCGCCCAGGTGATTGAGCGCACCCTTCTTGCCGGCCGGCTGGTAGGCGGGGGTGATTTCCACGAGCTCCTTGAGCTCGTCGTCCCAGATGTAGCGTCTGCGTGTCATCGTTGCTATAATCTCAACAAGAGGTCTATATGCCGTACCATTCAAAACTGACGAAAGCCCAAGAGCAGGTGTTCTGGCATAAGCAGCGCAATTCGCCTGGCATGGCTATAACTGCTCGCGATCGTCAGGCTGTGAAAGAAGGGAAGAAAGTGTCGGTACAGCCGCGATCGCCGGCAAAGCAACGCCGCCCGTCTTCTTGACGTATTCGATCACCCCTTCCAATCCAACGTCGGCCAGCATTTCGCGCAGTTTCATCAGGTCTTCGCGAATCGGCAGATTTTTTTCAGCTGCCAACGCGCGGTCGATCTCGTTCATTGGTTTCATCGCAGAGCGAAGCCGCCCGGCGTCGATGCGCTTGGCGGCGTCTTTGACCGCGTAGTCGGGGTTATCGACCAGGCGATCGAGGATCGCGCGCGTCGTTTGCCCGGTGCCCTGTTGCTGTGTCCAGGGAATCACCTCAAGGCCCGTTTCCCAGCGACCCGCCACGGTGTCGCCAGACAAACCCTGCTGCGCTGCTTTGACGCGCTTCTGAAGCTCTTTCGGATCAATCACGTTGCCGGCGTCGTCTGGGAACTTGCCAATGTGCAGCGCATCGCCAACCTGCACCACGTCCAGCCCCTGCGCCTCAAATGCTTTGCGCGCAGCCTCGAGCTCCTCGGGGGTGTTTGCTGTGTACCGCGCGCCAGTCTTTTCGGTCGCTTTCATGCTGGAATTAGCCGGCGTGAACTTATTGAAGCCGGTTGCTTCCTGACCCGTCACTAGCCCGCGCAAAGCGCCGGCATAACGCATCGCGCGCGTATCCTCGGGAACCATCTCAGGGCCACCGCGCCTCGGCTTGCCGCTTGCGGTCTTACCGAGGTCAGACGACTGGAGCGACACAAGGGGGCGGGTAGTAAAGCCTGGGTTGCGCTCGAGCTCGCCCGCCGAATTCATATACGTTCCCTGCGTTGGCAGCGCCTCGCGCTGGTACATCTGGAACGAATCGTAAATCGGGTCGCGCATTGAGCCGGCGGGCGGGCGCAGATACGCCTCACCCATCGCGTCGGTGTACGACGAGCGCGTCGCCTCGTCCGCTCGATTGAGTCCAGCCAGGTGGCCGGTGTTCTCGCCCGTGACAAACTCGAACGTGTCGTTCGCGGTATAGCGCGGCAAGGCAGAGTCGATGCCGTAGCTGGCGCGGGCCATAAGATCCTTCTCAGCTGGAGGCGCAGGCGGTCGATACGCCGGCTCCTTCTTCCCTGCTCGCAATGCTTTCGCAAGTTTCGCCTTGTAGTCCTTGTCGTACTTGGCAAGTTTCTTCTCGTACTCGCCCCGATAGGTATCGAGCCGCGCGCTGCCCCAAGTAGCGGCCTGGGCCGACCGCGGGGTCCATTCATACCCCTCTGGAAGCACCCCCTCGCCGAAGCTTCTCTGCTGCGCGGAGTTGGCAAGGACGAGGTTTTCGCCAGTCAAAAATCCATGCTCTTGCGGCGTGAACCCGCGATCGAAATCCTCGCCATACCCCATCACGCGGCCGTGCCAAATGTCGTTCGCGGTCTTGTACAGCGACTCAGTCGGAATCGTCGGATCTTTGGCGTCCGCATACGGGCCAGTCTTCCTGCCGAGACGCACAACACTTGGGTCAATGTCGTACCCGCCATCTGCGCGATCTGAATACGCGCGACCGACGTTGCGAGCCTGAGATCCGGTGCGGGGTACCGCGTCCTCGCCGCGCAGCACCTTGGCGTTGTGCTGACGAAGAAGTGCGCCAACCTCGACCTCGGGCGTTGCCTGCGGACTGTACGCGGCGCCGCCTCGAGCGAACATGGACGCCGCCATTTCATCATTTCCGCCAGAAACCTCAGACGCCGCATCGCGCGCGCGGTCGTACCAGTTTGCATTGAACGCGCCCTGCTCAACCCTGCGCAGCGCGTTGGTACGGTTTCGCGCAAGTTTCTGCGGGCTGTCTACATCTGCTGGAGCGCCGACGTATTTGCCCTCTGGCGTGCGTTTCAAGTGGTCGCCACGAAGCGCCATGCGTAGCGCTTCGTTGTAGTCCGTGACGTTGTCAAATACTGTGCCGACAGCCTTTTTCCCTTTCTTCCCACCTTTCTTTGCGGCCATCATTATCGTGCGAGGGACGCCGCCCGCGACGGGGATCATGCCAAGAGTTGAAAGCCCCATGCCAAGCACATCGCCTTCCCGCCGCGCGCGCTCAAAGTCGCGAGCGCTTAGCGCTTGACCAACGCCGGGCACGAATCCAGCCGCGAAGTCGACGCCCATGTCGGCAAGGTCTGAATCCTCGCGATTATCGAGCGAGGTAAAAATCCCAGCACGCCGGCGCAGTTCTTTGATCAGCTCTTCCATACGCCACCTAGTCCATCAGAAGCAGCCATTCTTCCTCGCGGCGGCGGCGAACCCGCAACCGCTCCTGTGCGGCAACATGCGCGTCCACGATGGCGCGAGCGCGCATCTGCGCTTCAACGGCTCGAGTGCGCTCGGCCTCGAGGCCCATCGCGGTCAGCTGGTCGACCACAATGCGCGCGACTTCGGCCACGCTGAAATCCGCCGGCACCGGAATCGCCACGCCGGCGTGATCCGGCACGACGGCCACCACGTTGCCGGCCGATGCAACGACCTGCACCGGCTCGTCGATCGGCTCAACCGCGCGCGCAACCAGCTTCCGCAGCTCCGCGCGGACGCGGCGCTCTTCATCAAACTCGCGCTGCCGCGCTCGCCTGCGCCGAACGTACCCGCCGCGAGACTCCTCGTCGACGGGAGGCGGTGGAGCGCCTTGCGATTGAAGCAGCGTCAGCAGCACTTAGTCGCTCGGCAGTGTCAACAGCGTGTTGAGCGTGGCCTGCGTTTCGGCGACATCTGCGTCAATTCGCGCGATCTGGTCAGCATCACCCAATCGCGACGCGGTTTCGCGCTGCTGCGTCAGGTACGCCAGGCGAGCGCGCGCTATGGCAATCAGATCGACGATTTTCATACGAGGGCTATCAGCTCTTGCGAGACCGTGGAGAGATGCGACTGAAGCAGCACGACATCGTAGGTGTCGGTGCCGTCAATCGCCGCGTATGCCGCCATGCGCTGCCCCAGCGTCGCCGTGCCGGACTGCAAAAAGTCGGTCGGCGTGAACGGGGACAAAACGCGATTCTCTACGTCAAATCGCCAAATCTGGCTGACAGCCGATGCGGTGTAGACGTTCAGGTAGAAGAATCGGCCTTCGCCGCCAAACGGCGCATAACACCCCGTCGTGCCGACCGTCAGCGTCGTGGAGCCGTCGTAGGTGATCGCACCCGTCCAAGTGCCGGTAATGCTTGCCGCGATGTCCAGTACGTCGAGCGTCGCCGCGCCACCGCGCCAGAAGTACTGAAACGAATGGCGAGCATTTCGCGCTGCATCCGGCACGATGCCGAACGACGGCATCCACATACCACCCGAGGCGTTGGCGGCAGGGGCCGCGCCGAAATAGGTCGTTGACCACGCATCATTGGCGATGCTGTTGGTGCCGTTGTTGACCGTCGCGCCCGAGTAGTTGTACGTGTAGACCGTCGTGGTCGCCGTGGAGCGCACCAAGATCAGGTTCGGGTTTTCAATGACGTACTTGGCCGAGGCCGAGGGCTGCGTCGTCCACGCGGTGCCGAGGGTGTAAACCGGCGACGGCCCTGCGGTGTGCGAGGCAATGATGCGCCGCTGGCCGACAGAACCCGGAGTCGTCGTGTCCTCGACGATACGAATCTGGAAGTTTCTGTATTCGTTCGCCGCCACCACGGCATCGCCTAGCGTGGCCTGACCCGTCAAGGTAGACGCACCAGAAGCCGTGGCCGTCAACGCCTTGAGCGAGGTGCCGCTGTCGTAGGTGTACGCGCCGAGAACAAGTCCCTCACCGGGTTTGTTCGTGTACGGGACGTAGAGTTCGTCCAACACGTTGATGGACGAGTCCGTGCCGATAGTCGCCGGAAGGTTGGTCGTCGAAAGGCCGGTGGAA